TTATTTTGTCTTGTGCAGTTCTGGCGGGTGTTTTCTCCCATCTATCCACCCAGATAGTTTTTGCTCGCACTTTGGGCACTTTTCCGGCTGTCCTGTGTAGTCATCAATCCAACTTCCGCACGTCGGACAAAATACACCCTCTGGCGCTTTGTCTGGGTTCCATACCGCAGGTTTGCTTTTTTCCATCTGCTTTTCCTCCGTATTGAATTATATTGACCTTGCCACATTTTCTTGCTATTATATCTATATAAACAGTTTGGGGCTTTGGTGGCAAGCCCGCCGCCCCTCTGTTTGTACCCTGTCGGCTATTCTGCCGACTTTTCTTTTTTCTGGTCTTCTGTAAGTTCCTTTACCTTTGCTTTCGCTTCGTCAAGGTCTTTGCAACCGTCCAAAATCATTTCAACCATTTTCAAGATTTTTTCAAACTGTTTATCCGTCATATTGTCTGCCATGTTTTCTCCTTTCCCTTGCCGTATTCGTTAAAGTATTGTTTCTTCTTTAACTATCTTTATTATATACTTACGGAAGTATAAAGTCAATAGTTTTTTCACATTTTTTCAGAATTATTTTCCACCGCTCTCATGTAGTCTTTCAGTGTATATTCCCCGCTGCTGATAAAATACCTGCTTACCCCGTACCCTTGTACTTCTTCCAGCGTCAGCGCTCTTTTCCCTTTATACATAAAGTTGTATATATTAGCAATCCCGTTTTCTGTTTGCCTGCCGTTCATTACTTCAAGCCAGCCGTCTTCCTGCTTTGGTGTGTCGTTCCCAACTATCATGCGCCAGCAATTTTCAATCACCTTGTTTCTGGTTTCCAGATAATTTTCTGTTATCCTCTTCACTGGCTCTATAATCATTCTTTCTGCCACGTCAATTCCTCCCCGGTGTCCCGCTGGTACTTCTCTTTTACCGCTTCCACAACATAGTTGTTTTGTGATGAATAGCCCTGTTCTTTTGCAATCTCTTTTATGCGGGCTTTCATGCCCTTTGGCACCGCAAGTTCCATGCGGTCATAGTTATTGTCACGGTATTTGTTCTTTGCCGCCGTGGCTGCTGGTCCTCTCGGTATGGTCTTCTTTTCTGTTGTATCTGGCATTTTCTGCACCTCCTGTGGTTTTTAATCAGTATATCACACTTTGTTTTCTTACGGAAGTATACGTTTTATACAATCTTACGGAAGTATATTTGTGTATTTTGCCGATTGCTTTTATACTTCCGTAAGTATATAATAAAGACAGTTAAGGAAGCAACAACAATATTTCAAATATACGGAGGTACAAACCATGAACGCATTATCAATCAATATTCCAGCAAACTTCATTTTCTCTTGTGAGAACACACTTGCAAGATACGCAGCCACTACCAGTGAGGGTGTAAAGCGTGCCATACTTGACCGCCAGACCTTGCAGGGTATCAAGTGGGCAATCGACTTTTGCAAGTCCCTTGACACTGACTATATGACAGAAGCCCAGCTGTCACACGCAATCCGCTTGACCATGTTTCGTGGTCAGTCTTGCCCGGTCTTCCGTGGCTAATATATCCGGGGCGGCGCTGCTGCCCCACATTATCAAAATTATGGAGGTTATACACTATGAATATTATTAAGGCAGAACAAATCAAAATTGGAACACAGCTTGCAGAAGCAGACGGCTTCTTGTGGGACGTTGTGGAAATCATAAAGGAAACACCAAAGACAATCACCGTTCGTCTTTGCAGTGACTTTTCCAGCTTCCAGCAGCACTGGACCGTCAAGCCAGACGACACACCGGGCGGCGTCCATAAGACTTTCCGCAAGTCTTCCCGCTTGTATGGTGTGGCTTAATTCCTGCCCCGGCATTTGCTGGGGCTTTTCTTATATCTTACGGAAGTATACATTTTACACAATCTTACGGAAGTATATTTGTGCATTGTGTCTATTGCTTTTATACTTCCGTAAGTATATAATAAAGACAGTTAAAGAAATACGGAACACGGAGGGCAAAGCAATGACAGTAAAACTTCAAGGAATATATAACAAGCAGGAAGCAAAGGCAGTAAAAGAATTAAAGACCGGGGACGTTATCATGTGGAACTACGGATATACAAGCACCGTGGTTGACCTTATCCCAAGCAAGACCGGAAAGACAATCACTTGTCTTCTGAAAAGCAATCAAGATGGCGTTGTCCGTGAAAGAAAAATGGGTGCAGAGAGACTGGTTGCTATTGCATAGCAGCCAGCCGGAAAGAAAGGTGGAATGAATGATGGAAGCAAAAATGATGATAGCTGGAAGCTTTGATGAATTTGTGGAAAAAGTGACGCAGGCAGAACGCAAAGCGCTTAACACTCCTTTTGGGCAGGAAATAACAGAAAAGCTGCTGGCAATGAAACTGGCAGAAAATCCGAACATGACGCAGGAAGAATGGCAGGACACAAAAAGCCAGTTTTTAACTTTCCTTTTTGCAATGTTTGTGAAAGAAACGCCAGAAGCTATGGCAGAACTTGCGCAGCACTGCTGGGACGAACTGCAAGCCAAAGAAGCATAATACAACACGGGCGGCGCTGCTGCCGCTCAGAAAGAATGGTGATAATATATGGGAAAATCTTATAATAGACGTTTCAGAAAGAACGGGCTTTCATTCATGGTGCAGGACACGCACCCGGCAGACCGGAAAAGTGATACTGATAAATACTATCTGACAGTAAACAAAGGCGGTATATACAAGATTGTGTACGACAATATCACATGGGAAATACCAAAGTTTCCAACTATACACGCAGCCCAGTTCTGGGCGCTTACCAGTTCTGATTTTATCGGCACAATGTAGGGGGTGTGAATATGTCTGATATAATTACTTGTAGCAAGTGTGGCGGCTCCGGCAAATTCATTTATAAATCCGGCATGGCTGGTCCTTGCTATCAGTGCAACGGCAAAGGTGCTGTGAAGCGCATTGCTCACAAATCCTTTGCAATATCCATTATGAACAATGATGGTGTCCGCATTGATTGGCTGCATATAAGCGCCAGAAGCCAAAATGAAGCCGTCAGAAAAGCCCGTGCGGCTGCTTCCCGTGGTTGCTATAAAGACCAGCTGGACACAATCACTGCAACTGAAAGCGGGATTGAGTACACATATAAAACAATATAACGCCGTATTTGCCCCGTAAACGCAAAAAGACCGCAAGTGGTGTATTTCTCCACTTACGGTCTTTTCTTCTCATTCTGGCTTATTCTGCAAAGCGTTAGCGGCATTATTTAAGGTCTGCCAGCGTGTTTCCCTCTTCGTCAACAATCTTTTTGACTTCTGCCGCCATCTTCTCTGCTTCTTCCTTTGTCACGCTCCCGGTAATGTTCCCGGCTGCGTCGTAAAGGTTCACTGTGCCGTCTGCGTTGGTTTCTGTTGCACCCTCCGGCACATTGTCTGTGGCAATAGCCACTTTCTCTGTTGTTGTCACTGGCGCCGTGGTGTTAATCACTACCGTTGCAGCTGGTGTGGCTGTGAGTGCTTCCAGTGGTTCTGCGGTGTTGCTTTCTTTCTCTCCGGCTTTCATGGCATTGTATGCCGCCTGCGCAATAGCTTTCAGCTGGTCTTCTGTGACATTCAGCCCGGCTTCATCAGCAATCTTCTTCAACTGCTCCACAACTGCTGCCATCTTCTCTTCCCCAGTCTTATCCTTTTTGAACTCTTTTGCCCATTCCACAAACTTTGCTGCCCACTCTGACAATTCGCCCAGCTTGTCTGTTACAGTCTTTGGAATGTTTGGGCAAACGTACTTTCCAATCAAGAACGCCCCCAGTGTTACGGCAAAATATACAGCTGCATAAATTACATTATCCATTGTTTTTTCCTCCTGTTGATTATGCAGGCAGCTTTAATGTCTGCCCGGCGTAAATGGTGTTACTTGTAAGACCGTTCATGGTCTTAATTTCATTGTATCTGGAACCGTCGCCCAGCTGCTTTGCTGCGATTGCCCAAAGGCTGTCACCGCTCTTCACGGTGTATGTACGCACGCCGCTTCCCGGAATTTTGATTTTCTGTCCAACACTAATGACGTTAGGGTTTGCAATTCCGTTGTAGCTTGCTAACTTCTGGTATGTGGTTCCATACTTTGCAGCAATGCCAGAAAGTGTGTCACCTCTCTGCACGGTGTATACCTGTTCCCCGGCTGTTCCCTGTGCAGGCTGCGCAGGTTCCACAGGCTTTGCAGGTTCGCTGCTGGTTGCTTTCTTTGCAAAATCCGGTACGCCATAACCTCTGATATAACACCCGTCGACTTCCATTGTGCGGCGTCCAACCGCATTGGACTTGTTACCCTCAATGACTGTGAAACTGTTACCGTTTACACTTTCGACAATGCCCACATGGTCTGCACTGCCTGTGCAATCACCAACGCCGTTGTCGTCCCAGTCATAATAGATAAAGTCGCCCGGTTCCGGTGTCTTTGCGTCGTTCTCGCACCAGCGCCCCATCTGCTGCCACAACTTAATCTGGCGGTTGCAGCTACATTCTGTAGGGATAATATCTGTGTAGCCTGCTTCAATGGCAATTTCACTGGCAAAGGTTGCGCACCATGCGTCCGTATAGGTCACTTTGTAGCCCTGCGCAAGTGGCTCGTGTTCGTTGTAGCGGTCAATGATTGCTTTATGCGCCGCTGTGCCCTCTCTGGCTCCCATGTGTGCTGCTGCTTTCGCAGCAAAGTTTTTTCTTACTTCTGATACGTTCATATTGCTTGTACCTCCATTCTTTTTATTGCTAACGGCTCCGGCTGCGTACTGGTTATAGTATTTCTGCCCATATCCTGCACGCTTTGTCTTCACCGTGTCGCTCTGGTCTGCCGGGCGTTCAAACTGTGTCAGCACCGCATTTGAAGCGACAGTGACAGTTTTTGCGCTCTTTAATACTGACAGTGTGGCTTTGTAGCCCTCTGTCAATTCTTTCATAAGGAACCCCAGCTGTGTTTCAAGGTCGCCAATAGACTTCCCGGCGGCTTTTGCATATTCCAGCAAAGCGGCTTTTCTGGTGTGGTATGTCCACTGCGCCAGCCCATAGCCTGCGCCGTCCCTTGCAAAGTTTCCATAGCTGCCGTTGTCCACGGCTGCTGTGTAGCTTGCGTCAGTGTGTCCCAGCTTCTTTTCATAGCTGTTCTGCAAGTTCTGCGGGTTCAGCCCGCTTTCTGCATATAGGTTCCCCATCAATCCGGCTGTCCCACAACTGGACAGCCCTTTTGATTTCAAAAAATTCCAAATCTTTTCTGGTGTTGTTTTTCCTATTAGTCCCATGTCTTATACCTCCCCGGCGCTACTGCGTCATACTTGAAAAGTCAGACAGCGTGCCGGACAACTCCGGGTATGCGGCTTTGATTTTCAGCAGGTTTTCTGCCTTTGCTTTCCAGCAGTAGAACGCTACTGCGGCAGCAGTTACCCCGCCAACGAACGTCAAAAGGACTGATAACTGGTAAAAATCCTTTGTGACCACTACCCACACGCCCACGGCAAATGCTATGTAGTAAGTCACCAGAATTGAAAAGATAATGATTTTTGTTGCGCTGGTCTTTCGCTCCGGGTGTTCCTGCAACTCTTCTTTTCTCTTCTTCCTGCGCTGTCTGAAATACTGTAAATTCCATAAAAAAAGCACTGCTAATGCCAGTGCAAATCCAATGATAAAAAATATTAAACTTTTCATGTTGCTTTTTTGTACCTCCTATGGTTTTTCTTCCGGCTTTGTCAAAGCAAAGTCGTTTGTGCGCATACATTCTTTGTAAATATCCACTATGTACTCATGCGCAACGTCAACTTGTCCGTTTGTCAACTTGTGGTCCTTAATATACTTGTCATACTTCGCCAATGTATCAATAACATGGTCAAACTCTTCTTTTGTATGGCGTTCATGGTTTATGCAACTGCTCTGGAATGATAGTATCTCCGTGCGCCAGCTATCAACCTTGTGTTCTATAAAGTCATTTTCAAGCTGGTTCAGCTGCTCTTTCAAGTCGTGGTTCATAAGATTTCCCAGCTGTTTAATCAACCAGCGAACGGGCTGTATTTTAATTCCCGGCGTTAAGTCAATAACAATCCCAATCCCCGCAAGCCATACAATAGCTTTTTGCACCATGTCCCAGACGTCCGCTGGGTTAAGCGTCTGCATTGCTTCCACTGTCCGTCACCTCCTTTTTCTGGCTGCTTGATGTAATCATCAGTGCTGCCGTAATATCCGCAGAATAGACCGCATTTACTTGCTGGCTTCTTCTCCGGCTCTGGATATGGCTTGCCCATTTCCTGCAAGTACAGTTCGTTTAGACTCTGGCGCATACCGTAGCTGTTGAAATGCTGTAATATGCCCCGGTATGAAGCAACGGACCTATCCAGTGTATCTTTGTCAATCTCTCCTGCGTGATATGCTGCAAACATATATTTCAATCTACGTTTCAGCTTCTTTGCCGTCTTCTTGCGCAATTTTATGTGTGTTGACCAAATGCGGAACCCTACAAACTCAATGCCCATGCTGGTTGGTCTTATGCAGGTTTTCTTGTTAAGCTGCAACCGCAGTTCTTTTCCCAGAAAGTCCGCAATTCTTACCAAATGTCTTAATGTATCAACTTCGTTGTTAAGTTCTCCCAGCGTCGTTTTCTTGTAATGTTTGTTTTCAAGCGCCACAACCAGACGCAGGACGTCAAGCATTGAACTGTCAATTTTCTTTGCAAGTTCTCTTTTCGCTCTCGGAAATTCTTCAAGCTGTGGTCCTGCATATAATAACAATTCATATACTTTATTTTTCATTTTGAAGTCTTCCTGCGTCGCATTGTCCCGCACATTGTCCAGCTGTGGCATTTGCTCTGCTGTGTTTTCCGGCATTTTTATTCCACCTTTGTTGTATTTTCAAAATAGGGGCTTACTGCCGTAAGCCCCACAGTATAACAGTTCCCAGTTTCCAGTTATTCCACAAAAGCGGAACGGAACGAAACGCCGTGGCTGACGCCAGAACGGGGGTAAGTCAAGTTCAGCGCACCAGCACCACCGATGGAAGTGTTGCTGAAACTCGAACCCCGGACAGGCAGCCTTTCACCGTTATTTCTTGCCCAAAATCTGCCCGGCGTTGTCTGCGCACTGTCTGGTAATAATCCTGCTGCAATTAAAATCTGCGGAATGCTTACGCCGTTTGCTGCCTTTACGTCCTTGAAAGGCTGGCTTGTATCGTTGCTGCCGGTTGTCTGTGTTGTGACTGACGTGTTAATGCGCAGTGTTGCGTCACTGGCGCTGGTTCTGTCAATCTTTAATGTTCCGACTGTTCCCGGTGCAACAAGTGTGCCGTCCGGCTTAATTGCTTTCCACTCTGTACTATTTGCACCCATGTTGCAATCAGACTTCATAGCGTTTCCGTATGGTATAATCTGGATTTCACCATCTACGCAGTGCAGACCAGATACCCACTCCCAGCAGTTGCCGCAAAGGTCAGCAATTCCAGCCGGGCTGCCGTCATGGTTCCAAGTTACCGGACCAGAACCAGTTGCGGTTCTGCCGCCGCCGTGTGAACCGTCAATGTATGTGTTGATACCCTTTTCATATCCCTTTTCATAGCTTCTGTCCCAGTTTGTGTTCCCACGGGGCGTGAAGCCGTTTTTCATACACCAAAGGTTGATTGCAGCAAATACGCCGTTCTGGTTAAGGTGCCAGCCCTCACCCTTTCTGCGGCATACTGCAAGCGCTGTGTCAAAGTCAATGTATGCTTTAGGGTCTTTCATTGGCAGTGAGTATGCACGGTCGTTGACCACGACGTTAATATACTTCGATACCCAGATAACTTCTTTTTCTACTCCGTCCACAATCCACCACGGCAATGTTTCCTGTGTTCCTCCGGTGATAATGTCGGAATACTTCATTTTTGGAATACCCACCATAATTGACGGCATACCCAAATCATCAAACTTTACTGCATTGTTGCCCCCAAAGGAAGCAACCGCCATTGCTAAATCATCAAAATTAGACATAATTCTTTATACCTCCAATCCCCAAAGAATAAGTGTGCAAAGTGACATATCAAATGGGATAGGCACTGGAATTTCTTTCGGTTCTCCGTTTTCGTCCTCTCCGTCTTCGATAACATCATAGCGTCTGGCAGGAATGACAATCTGCGCAGCGTACTTCTGCGCACGTCCTCCGGTGCCAATCACCACGCCGTCTTCTTCGTCAATACAAATGTCCAGTGACACTTCAAAATCTCTTTCACGGCTGGCAAGATTGATTGTTAATTCATCATCACCGAACGTGATTTTTTTACCGCCAGACAGTGCATATTCAATATGTGTGCCCGGTGTTTTTTCAACTACATTGATTTTATTAGTAGCCATAATACTTTCTACCTCCATTCTGGTTTCTTACTACCTCGCTGCTTCTGGCTGTGATAACCTCCGCTGCTTCTCTCTGTGCTGCTGTCCCGCTGCCCTGCACGCCAAAAGAACGCATAACCGCTTCTTCGTGCTGTCTGCGTTCCTCTGTCTTAATAATCACACCTGCTGCCATTAGTAAAACCCACCTTTCACATAAACTTTTACGGTCACGCTTTTTGCGCTTCCAGTGTGTGCCATCTTAAAACCATTCAGTAACTTGTCTGTAATAACAATGTCACCCGGAAAACCGCCCGTGTAGTCCACTATTTCTGTTTCCACGGTGTAGTCCATGTGGTTTCTTTCAGTCTTCAGCGCAACTGACTGTGTAGAATTGTTGAACGGGTACTGCTGCGTATTCTTCAAAGTCACCGTTGCTGTTTCTCCTTGCAAGTCAGCTATTGCCTGCTGGTGGTGGATTGTAGAAAGTGCCATAAGCGCTGCCGTTTCTGTTGCATTGGAAATACCGTTTTCCATGTGGTTGAAGTTGGTTGCGTTCTGCGGTGTTCCCTGCTGAATGATTTCCCCCTCAACTGGTGTGTGCGTGATAGTTCCATCATCATTTCTGCTTTCCGTGTAGCGGTCTTCAAACTCTGTTACATGGTCTTGCCATAACTTCTGTTCGTACATCTGTTACACCTCCTTTTCTGTAAAATCAAAAGTAAATCGGTACAAAACGCCCTCTTGTACATTGTTAAGCGGAATATTTACCGCCTTGTCAGCCCACAACTTATTGTTTTTGTTGTAAAGCTGCACCCTCTGCACTGTGGCTTTTCCGCTTACCTGCGGGGTAATCTGTACATATACAGCAACCCTGCCGTCTTTCAGACGTTCCCGGCGGTGTATCACCTTTTTTTCAGAAACGCCGTTGACGGTTACTTTTGCATAGGCAATGATATTATCAATGAAATCTTTGAAATCATTGATTGCGTCTGTTGTCAACATGGCTTTTCACCTCCTTTATAGCTTCCTGTGGCTTCCGCACGGCTTGACGCCGTATGAAAACCCCATTGCCTGCGTGCTTGTCCCTACGGCGCCGCCCTGTGTCCGCTGCACCGTGCTTCTTTCCGGGACGGTTCCTGCTGCCGGAACTGTGAAGCGGTGTGCTTCCATTCTGTCACTTGCCGTGACTGTAACGCCGCTTGTCTGCCCTCTGGTGTTCCTCTGTGGCTGCTCTCCGGCTTTTATCCGTCCTGCTGGTGTATTTGTATAGCCAAACGTATTCAACGCCGTGTCTGCGTCGATATGCGCCGCCTGCTGTGAAAATACCGTGTTTCTGTATGGCTTTGTGCCTGTTGCTGGTGCCGTGAATATGAAGCCTGCTGCTTCCGTTCCCACAATATATGTTGCAGCGCCTATCCCGGCTTTTGTGTTTCTCTGTGGGTATGTTCCGGCGTTAAGTCTTCCGGTCAGCGGTGTTTTGTATCTGAAATACTCCCCGTGGGTGTATATGACGCCGTGGACCTGTCCTTGATAGGTCAATTCGTCCATGTGTGCAGATAATCTTTTATACATTTTCACTGCCCGGATAATAGCTGCGTAGTCTGCCGTTATTCTCTGGTTGGTCACGTCAAGCACAATATGAAAGTGTCCGGGTTCTCCCTCATACTGGAACCACTCTTCCACTTCACTTTCTGGAAATAAGCTGCCCAGCGCTGTTTCAATGGCATATTTTGTGCCCATTTTCTTATGAACCTTGACGCTGTTTTTCACTAAATCCCGTTTTGCTTCCAGTGGGTAATTGTAGTCGTACCAGTCAACGTGCAGGTCGTACGCCAGAATGTCCACCAGTTCTTCTGGTAATTCATCAAATCTGGAATATATCAGCACATTGTCAATTATCCCGGAAGTGTCCAGCAATGTTGCTGCTGTGGCGTTTGCCAGTGCAACCATTTTGGGGTCTTTCTTTAGCGCTTCCGGCAGGCACTCTGAATAATCGGCATTGTAAATTGTTTTAGACATTTTCAATACCTCCATTCAGAACGCTTTTGTTTCCCAGCTTTGCAACCTTTATATCATCAACAACCGTGAATACTGGCTTTCTGACTTCAACACGTTTCGCGCCTGCTTCCATCAGCTTTGCTGTTAGGTATGACGGGTTAATATCCCGCCCCATTTTGCTTGTCTGCCATGTCACGTACTCTTCTACTGCCTGCGTTGCCGCTGCCGCAATAACTGTGGCGCTGGCTGCGTCTGGCTGTGGAATATAAAAAGTCACATCAATGTCAAATGCTACCGTTTCCGGTGCTGATACCGTCACTTTGTCGGTCAGCGGTCTAATGTCGGAAGCGTTCAAGGCGTCTTCAATCTCTTTCAGTACCCCGGACGTTGCCTGCTGTCCATTCTGCAAAAGCACCCGGACGTCCACAACGCAAGGTTCCGGGCTTGTCACTGCCACGTCTGCCACGGCTGGTGATACGCTCTTTGTCCAGTATATGTACCCGTTAATAGGACCCGCCGTGCTGAAACTCTCCATGCATTCACGCATACGCTCATAATAACTGGCGTCGTCCTCTTCTTCTGCGCCGCCGCTGGTTGCTGTGATGTTCTCTGCTTTCTGGTAGTAGTCGTATAGGTCAACCAGTTCTTTGACCTGCCCTGCTGCCAGATTGTTTCCAACGTCGCCCGCTGTTGTACAAACTCCCTCAACGTCCCCATATGTCTGCCCGGCTTTTATTTCCAGAATTTCTTTTGTTTCAAATAAAATGGCACCATCAAAAGAAATTCTGGTGCCCGCAGGAATAATCACTGATTGTTTCTGTGCTTCTGAAATATAAAAACGGAACATTGCAGACGCCGGACTTGCTGGCAATCTTTCCAAATCTTTGAACAATTCTGCCAAGCTGTCCAAGTATTCACCGTCTGCATAACGTGGCACGTTCTTTTTTGCTGTTTCATTGATAATGACACGCTGTTGCACAATGATATTTGCAACCCATGCAATAAAAAGTCTTTCCGGTGACGCTGGGTACACCTTGTAGCGTTCACGTCCCGGCACCCGCTGCACCATATTTTCATACAGTGCAATTAGATTGCTTTCTATCGTTTCTGTGTCGGTTTCCACAAAGTCAATGTCTGGGTATTTTCTGTCACTCATTGTCTGTTTCCACCTCCTCCAAATAAATAATAGGTATTGTGCGCCCTGTGGCTGCGTCGTGTTCAAATGCAATGTCTGCAACCTGCGCCCGTGGTTCAAATTCTTCTATCTGGTCGTACAGATAGCCCACCAGTATATTTTCAACTACTGGTTGCGGTCTTCCGTATAGGCTGCCGGGTAATCCAAAATCACGGAACATAGGGCAGGACCCCTGCACCGTGTCCAGAATAACCGCAATATTTTGTATGACTGCTTGATGGTCATTTGCTGGTGCAAGGTCAATTTCTGTCAATAGTGACCCGTCGCCCCTTATCACGTCCATGCTTTATCACCTCTTTGGATATTCTTTCAATGTCACGTCTGCTGTTGCAGCCCAGCAGTTGCCTTTGTTGTCATAGCGTTTCAATGTGCTGCTAACGCCTGTTATTACCCACTTATAAGAACCGTATTTCTTGCCGCCTAAAACCAGCGTTGAAATATTGCCCTTATTGCACATTTTGTTTAATTTCTTAATTTCATTCAGTGGGTTTGTTCCATGAAATACACTGAACGTCATTTTGAAACTGATTGTTCCGGGTTCCGGTCCCAAAAACTCCAATACGTCACGCTTAATGTGTCTGTCATGCGTTGCGTACTTTGCAGACACTTTCCAGCTTAATTCATCAAAGGTGCGCACGGTATTTTCTGAAACTGAAAAAACTAGACTTCCCAGACTTCCTATTTTCGCCATGCTCTACACCTCCCCGATTATGAAGCCGTCCCCGTCGCCATCTGGAACCATTATGCAAAGCACCATATCATTGACGCCCGGCGTCCACTCTGTCACAAATGCTTCATGGCTGTGGCTTACTTCCTTTAACATTTGCCCGTTGTAGTCATATTTCAGCGTTGTTTTTGCCGTCTGTCCCTCTGCGCCGCTTTCCATTGCTGGCACAACATACACGGGACGTTTTATAATTCTTAAATCACCGGAAGTTATACCGCCTTTGTCCTTGAATTTCACACGGGCTGTCATTTTGCTGGCGTTCACACTCTGCACGGTGCCAAGCCGTACTATGTTTTTTAATTCTGTCATATCTGCCATTAGTAGCCCTCCAATACCTGTTGCAATTCAATCTGTGTTGTATATCCTCCCGTTAATTTGTGGGTTGCTTTTGTAATCTTGTACTTTCTGTCAAACTTCTGGAAGCCCTTTAATTTGACTGTGGCACCTGCCACCAGCTGCACATCACCAAGCATTGTGAAACTTGCTGTAAACTGCTGTGTGTTCTTTTCACGCAGTCGTTTTTTTGCCAGTTCGTATGCTTCATTTGTGCTTCTGACCTTTTCGTTGACTTCAAGTGTTTGCCCGGTTCCCTCTGTGCTGTCTGCCGTGTATGTGCTTTCAATCGTTTCTTTGCTGTCCGGGTCCGTATACGAAACATGGCAGCTGGTGTATGCTGTATCATGCAGGCTGGTTCCCAGCTTGTATGAAATATAATCACCGCTGCCATATTTTATGGTTTTTATAGGTGGCTTGCTGTCATACTCTGCGGCGTCATAGATAACCACATTCATTGTGGTTACTTTCAGCGCAAGCCCTGCCGCTTTACATAATTTCTGCAAAAACACAATGTCCGACGTCTGTACCTGCTCTTTTCTTTTGTACTTTGGTATATTGTCCGCAATGTACATCAGTTTCAAGTTGCTTTCAGACGCTATCTGCTCTGCAATCACTTTCAAATTGGTGTTTTCCCACGCCTTTGATTTTCTTTCTACTCTCATTTTGGAAGTATAAGGAATTGACGTGCCCTTTAGTGTGATTTTTGTTGGCGGTCCGCTGGCGTCTACGCTGTCCAGTTCAAATGTCCCACAGTCCAGCACGGCGTCTTTGCCGTTATCGTGCCAGTTCTTCTGGACAATCGTTGCTGTTATCAATTTAGGGTCAGACACTTTCTTTGTTGTTTCTTTCGTTTCTGTGACCGTCTGTGTTGCTGTACCGCCCGTTGTGATTTTGAAAACCTGCCCCGGATATATTAAGTTAGGGTTTTTAATATTGTTTTCAGAAGCAATCTGCGGGTATTTTGTGCCACTTCCCAGATACTTTTTAGCAATAGCCCAAAGCGTATCACCTTTTTTGACCACATAATTGACAACGCTTGCAGCTTCAACCTGCTTTTGCACCGTCGTTGTGGTCTTAATGAAAGTCGGCTTTACTTCCAGCCAGCTTCCCAGCCACTTTCTTTCTCTATCATCAAACGCAAGCTGCAAATCGTCTGCGTTGTCTTCGTCTTCATCAGTGAAAGTAAGGCTGCTTAAATATTTATTTATATCTGCCGGGACTTTTACGTTTTGAAATTTCAACCGCAGTTCCACCCGACGTGCCATGTCTTTTGCACTCATTCTACGTCAGCAGCCCCCTTTTCCACGGTGGCAGTTCCAAGTCTTCTTCGTCTTCCACTTCCGGGATTGTTAATACAACCCCGGCAGGGAAAACGTAGGTGCTGGCGTACTTAACATTGGCTTTCATCAGCTTATCTGTATGCAGGACACTTCCCATTTGTTCAAATGCTATTTTGTCCCACATATCCCCAGATATGGTTGTGTAGCTTTTAGTCATATTTCTGCCGCTTCTCCTTGTCTTCTTTCTCGTCCAGCAGGTCTTCAACGTCACGCAGCAACTTTCTGTTGTTCTCTTCCAGCTTTGCGTCCAAGTCTTCCGGCTTGTCCCCGTTGATAACGATTGTCGGACTGTTGTTGATAGTTACATTGTTTGCACTTCCACCGCCGCTTCCTGCGCCCGCTGTTACTTCTGGCGCTGTGTTGTAGTTGTTCACCGTCTGCGGTGCTGTTGTGGTCTGTGCTGTTGTTGGCGCTACCGCTGCCGCTGTTGTGGCTGCTGTATTTTGTGCAGCCAGAATGTTTCTTGTCTGGTCTGCCGTAAACACCGTGCGCCCCGGTGCGTTCGTGATTAACTCCGGTCCGTCTTCTCCGGCAATGAACGTGTCCGGCGTTGATGAAGTACCTTTTGCAAATCCAGGTATCAGCGGAATATTTATGCCTTTCCCGCCAATGCCCGGCACCCAGTCCGGCACTTTTAATTTATTAAGTCCAGAAATTACGCCATTTACCGCAGAAACAACCGCACGCAACGGCGCTTTTATGATTTCACCAAGACCGCTTACAGCGCCAGAAAAAATGGTTTTAATGCCGTTCCACGCCCGTGACCAATTCCCGGTGAAAACACCAGTTATAAAGTCGATTAAGCCTTGAAATACGGTCATTACACTTTTTACGATATTGGTTATGGTTGTTAGCGCTCCACCAAGTACAGACGACAGTACGGACGCCAGAACTTGAATGACTGGAACCAGCGCATTAATTAAAGTTGTCAGTACTGGCAAAATTGCGCTTATGATAGTTTGAAATAGCGGTAACAGTGCATTTATGACCTGCACCAGCACTGGTAAAATACTACTTACCAATAATTGAATGATAGGCAAAATTTGGTTCAGTAATTCAATGATAACTGGCAGTATAGCTGAAATAATCTGCGTTACTACTGGTATTAGCTGCGCTATCAATTCAATTATGATAGGTAGTACAGCCGTTATCAGCTGCCCGGCAATCTGGATAATTGCGGTTATTAACTGCCCCAGTACTGGAAGTATTGCTGAAATGAACTGTGCCAGCAATGGTGCAAGTTGTGTTATTAGCTGCACCAGCACTGGAAGTATGCTTGTTGCTGCTGTTTGTAGTGTTGAAATAATCGTTGGCAGTATTTGTTGAAGTGTTGAAAATACATCTGTTGAAACTCCCGCAAATGCTGTCTTGAAAGCGTCGCCAACCATTGTGATTGACGCCCATATCTGGTCAAAAATCTTTAGCCCCTCGTCACCGAAAGTCTGTTGTATTTTCGCCCTTACGTCTTCAAGGTTGTTGGCAACATAATATATTGCTGCGCCTATTGCTGCCGCTACCGCCACAATAGGTCCCAGTTTAACTGCTATGCCGCCCGCTTTTGTTGCTACCCCTCCAAGGCTTTCTGCTGCTTTTAATGCTTTGAACTTCTCAAACGCACCCATAATTCCCAGAATGCCTTTTTTGGCTTCCAAGAAGCCCAGCTTCGTTCCAAGCCCAGCAACTTTAAGCCCGGCAAGCCCGGCAACCAGCTTTAATACTGTTTGCACTGCTTTGGGGTTTTCTTGTGCAAATTCTGATACTTTGGTTACTAATGACGCCACTTTGTCTGCCAGATTTCCGACAATCGGCAGTAGGTTTTGACCAAGAACAATGCCCAAGTTCGCAATACTGTTCTTTGCCTTTTCCATTTTGGCTTCTGTGGTGTCTTCCATTTTGGCAAATGCGCTGTCTGTTGCTCCAACGCTGTTCACCATGTCTTGTACGCTTGAATTGAAGCCGTCAACTCCGTTTGACAGAAGCGACATTGCCGCTTTTCCAGCTTCTGAACTGCTGAACATATCAGATAGGGCAAGACCGGACTTGCTGGCTTCTTCCTGTATACCTCCCAGAATTTCCCCAAGTGATTTACCACTTGCCATCAATTCTGCAAAGCTGCCGCCCATCTTCTGCCGCAATAGCTTGTCTGTCGTACTTCCAGACTTTGACAACTCATTCAACATACTGTTCATGTATGTTGTCGTTTCTGCGGCTGCAATACCTTTGCTGGTCATTATTGCATATCCGGCGCATAACTGTTCCAGTGAAACATTGCTGGCGTTTGCAGTCGGTATGATTTTACCCATACTGCTTGCCAGTTCTCCTACTGTTACTTTACCTTTGTTCTGCGTCTGTACCAGCATATCTGATACCGTGCTTACTTTGTCCGCACTCATGCCGTATGCGTTCAATACGGTTGTTAATACGTCCAGCGTTTGCGAACTTTCCGCAAATCCGGCTTTTGCTAACTTTGTACTATTTGTAACAAAGTTTACGGCGTCACCTGTCTTCTGTCCGGCAGATATAGCGTTGTACACATCATCAGCAATGGCATTGGCTGCAATTCCTGTCTTGTTTGACAGTTCCATTATCTGTTGTGACAATGTGCCCAGCGGGACTTCCTGCGTATCTGCAATGGTTCCCACCTTTGCTATTGCTGTTTCGTACTGCTGCGCCGCCTGCACGGGTCCTGCATACACTGCGGCAGCTACGGCACTAATTGCACCGATAGTTCCCACCAGCTGTCCTTTTGTCTTTGAAATGCTCTGTTCCACCTGCTGTTGCTTATCATTCAGTTTTTGCAACGTCTGTTGTGAAGTTTGCAGCTTTTCATAGGACTTTTGCAGTCTTCCGTTTGCTTCTTCCAGATTGTCCGTATTTACCCCGGCTGCTTTCAATTCGTCGGCGTAACTGTTTAATTGTTTTTCCTGTTCTTCAATTTTGGCAGTGGTCTGTTGTATCTGGTTTTCATTCTTTTCAAGCTTCTTCCGCAGTGCTTCTGTGGGTTCGCCTGTCTGCTGCAATTCCTGCTGTAATCGGTCATGCTCTGCGTTAAGCTGTGCCAGCCGTTCTTTGTTCTTGTCGATGGCGGCAGACTGCTTTGTGTAGCCGTCAATCTTTGATTGCAGGGAATTGACATTTTTTAAGCTGTCCCGTAACTGGTTGTTGGTGTTAATTGCGCTTTTGAATGTGCTATTAAAATTGCCACCCAGCGACGCTTTCAGCTTAAAAAGCAGTTCAAATTCCTTTTGTGACCCTGCCAAGCTGTTTCACCTCCCTACGCATTATTGCTGTTCTGTTTCTGCTCTTCCGCTTCTTCTTTTTCCACTTCATTTATGGTTTCAATCCATGCAAAAAGTCTGCGTATAGGCATTTGCAGCCAGAACGGGACGGGCGTATGTGAAGCCCTTGACATTTTGTATATCTGCTTTCTTATGAACTTTGCGGGTTCTTTAATTTTTAATAGCCCGCAGCAATTAAAAAATCCCTTGCTTTGTTCTTAATCTTCATGTAATCACCTACCGGAAGACGTCTGATTTCATCAGAAGCAACCCCCGCAGCCTTTGCCGCAAGAATACACTGGAACGCAGAAGAAATTTCCGGTGAAAGTGCATATTTGTTCTGGTCTGCAAGTTCCTGTTCTACTGCTTCAATATCTTCACCAGTTAAATTGTCAAAATAGAAAGTTAATTTTGTATACTTCTTTCCCTCAATTTCTCTGGGCTTCTTGAATGTGTGTGTATAATTCAAGCTGCCGTCTTCTTCCTTGTCTTTCTTCTTGTCGTCAAAATTGACCACGCCGCTTGCCTGCGCTTCCTGCATTTCCTTTTCCTGCTCTGTTACCTGCTCCATGTTTTCAGTTGTGTTTGTTGTATCTGACATTGTTTATTCCTCCATATCTTTGATTTTAGGCAGGAAAAAACCAGCGGTCTTCCCGCTGGCTCCTGCTGTCTTCTTTTACTTTCCTAATGCTTTTCTGACGTCCTTTAAGTAATCTTTGCCATTGATAATGCACACAAAGTTTAACGGGTCAATTTCCGTTACCTTTGAACCGTCCAGATACATTGCATAGTATGAAACGGCGTATTCGCCGCTTACATCAGCTGTTGAAGCTGCCGCAACTTTTCCAAGTGCTGTCTTCTTCGGCTTCACTTTCATAATATGCTTTACGCCGGACACTTCGTTTGCGCTTGTGCGCAGGTTCATTCTCTGCTGTGCAACTCGCAGGTCAATTCTGTGTACCCGTGGTTCCATCAGCTTGACCGCTGCCGCTGTGACAGTTCGGAAATTGAAAGTTGTTGACATTGCATTTAAGTGACCGATAATGATTTCTTCGATATTTCCCGCAATGCCTGCGCCGCTTAATTCCTCTGTCATGTACTCCAAGTCTGGCAGTGTCACTTCTGTGGTTCCCAGATACTCTACGGCGTCTTCGTAAATCGCATAGTTAATAACTAATTCGTCAACTTTTGACATTCTGTTTCACCTCCTGTTATGCTGCCACCAGTGCTGCAAGATATGACAAGTCATATTCAAGCACAAAGTCCATTTTCTGCATTGGTGATGGCGGTGTCATATAAATGTGAAAACGCACAATTCCTGCTGCAAGCTGGCTTGTGCTGTTTTCGCTTTCGTTGAACTCCACACGTCCACCAATGATTTTTTCATCAGTTGCAAGGCTTGCCAGCCAATCATTGATTGACTGCACAACTGCGTCAATCAGACGTCTTTTAATTCCTCTGTCAATGTAGTTCCAGTACGTCAAAACAAGTGTCTTTGCAACCCACTTGAACATACGGTTGATACAGTAGAAATAGTCCGTCACGTCTGTGTTGGCAGGATAACAAGCCGTATAATTTCCCCAGCTTACAAAGCCATTAAAGAAATTAAGTGCGGTCACAACGCCGTTTTCATTCAAGTAGTTTGCCTGCTGAATATCCATGACTACTTCCAAACCGTCCGCAGTAACCATTCTATCTGCCTGTATGCTCTTGTTTGAAGCGCTTTCGCAAGGTGTACCTCCGCCGTACTCTTCCGCATTGTCTACGGCTGACATACTGGCTGCAAGCTGTGTTGAAAGATTAAAAACTCTATCTCCCAGCGCAACTTTAGGGAAGCAGACAACTTCTGTTCTTTTTGTGAAGTTTTTCTGTTTCTTCCATGCTGGCACTTCCGTGTAGTATGTCGCCCCGGTTTCTGCCGTGCAGTCAATGTCCAGAATTGCTTCACCCTCAAACAGTCCGTTGATATTCTCTGCTTTTGCAGACATTACAGCTGCAACCTCTGCGTCATGTGACCAATTCGGACACAAAATAAGGTCTGGAACCTTTGTATAAAGCGGAAATACATTGTTAATCAGTTCAAGTCCGGTTGTCTTGTGTGTGCTTACGCTGTAACCGCCGATAATATCACTTTTTGTGACCTGTGAAGCGTCCACGGCGTCATATTTCACAGTAAGTTTGCCCGTGGTTTCTTTTAAGAACTCCACAACGCAGTTTGTGTCACTGTAAAATACTTCGTAATCTTCCCCAGCTGTCTTTCCTGTGATTTCCACACTGCCTGCGATTGCTTCCGCAGGTAATACAATCTGACCGTCTACAACGTCCATCTGTGTTTCATCAACTGTTTTCTTGTGTTTCTTAGGGTCAAGAACATTTACAAAGAACACCTGCGCAGAATTGAACAATGTAAACGCTGTGTAAATCTCTTCGCAAAGGCTGTATTTCTTCCAGTTGTCAGAATATCCCAACGCCTGCACTGCTTCTGTGTAGCTTGAAGCCATGATAACTTCATTTACTTTTCCGTTTACCATCTGCACTGGTGCCGTTCCAACCACAAAATGTACGCCCGTATCTACGGACACTGGCGTGATTGCGCCATTGTTTGTCTTGCTGGCGTTTACTCCATGTGATACGTCACTCATTTGTTATACCTCCTGTTCTGCGTATGCAAGGGCGGCAGCCTTTAAGTCTGAATAATACTTGTTGTATACATTCCCGGTTGTCTTCACCTTGTCTTTCTTGTCTGCCAGTTCGGAAATAGGAACCAGCATTTTTCTTACAAGCGGGAACTTTTCAAGAATGAAAGAAAGTTCTTCTTCAATCTCTTTGTCTGTTCCCTCAAAAATCTTGTTGCATGGCAGCATTGCTTTTGGCAGGTTCGGTCCAATGTAAATCAGCTTTACTGTTTCCGACTGCGTTTTTGCCGTTTTTACGGCTTTTTCTTCTGTTGTGGTATTTTCTACCGCCTGCACCTTTTCAGCGTCCTTTTCGGCTGCTGTGGCGCTTGCTGTGGTCGCTTTTGCCATTTCGTCTTCCTCCTGTCTATAAATTGTGCAAAATCTCTGCCACATCACGTTGCGTGACTGGCATACTCCAATTTGTCACCATTTCGCCCATGTAGTATGGCGGCGTGGTGTCTTGATATACGATATATTCCAGCGGCAGTTCCAAAGCAAATTGACCGCCGCCGATTGTCCCAGCTTTCTTTAATTCGCTGCGCACTCTCAAAATCAGATTGAGAAGCGCCAGCGGTCCGTCCTGCCCATCTTCTGAATACACCGCAAATATTATTCTTACTTTGCAGCTGTCTTCTTCTGGTTCGTTCGCTGCTTTTTCGTCTGTCCCTGTTAGGAACTTAACCAGAATATATGGTACTTTCTGTTGCACGTCGTCCGGTTCCGGCAGTCCCATTTTGTACACCTCAACTGCCCTTTCTTTTGCTTCATTGCTCCCCGTTCTGGTTCGCACTGGCAAAATTATGTCAGACGTGCTTTCTTTTATGAACTGCTGCAAATTTTCCAATAAAAAAGCTGGTGTCATGCCTTACCTCCATAACCATTCAAAATTCTGTTCATTTCATGGATTATTCTTTCATTTACCAGTTCTTGTACCTCTTCTTGCAAGTCGTCCATAACTTCTGTGTTTCCCACCATCTGTGCCGCTGAAAGACCCATCAGCTGTTCTGTTGGAACACGCTTTCTTGTAAGTCGTTCATATACTCCCATGCCGTTTCTCATGTTTGCAACAAATGCGTCCTCAAATGGTGTGGCGCTGCCGCCTTTTTTCAACTGTGCCCGCACCTGTTTTCCGGTTCCAGACTTTGTGGGTGTCACTTTGAATTGATACAGTGGTAATTTTGTTCCAGCAAAAGAAACAAAGCCCGCAAGGTTTCCCGTGCTGGCTTTGTTCACTCTCATTGTTGTTCTTGCTGTCAGTGCGCTATTGTTTACCGTGTACACTTGCTTTGTCCGTTTCAATGCCTGCGTTTTCGCTCTGGAAACTCCACGGTTCAAAGCGTTGGCAAATACTCTTTCCGCACCTTTTGGAATACCTGCCAGCAGGGTTCCGGCTCTTTCGATTGCGTCAGAAGTTATTTCAATCATTCGTCCACCATCTCCAATTCCAGAATTATTTCCCCGTCCTCGCAATCTGCTTTTGCGATATAGTAAAGGTTGACTGCTCCGGCTTCGTCAATTTCTATCTGTCGTCCTCTCTTCGGTACACAGCCAAAGTCATATAAAGACATATAGACCAGGCAAGAAACACGGTTGAACCCCTCTGAATTGTCCCCATTTCCTCTTTGCCGTTCGTCGGCTGCCGTATGGTCAATTATCACGGGTATATAATGTTGTTTGCCTTGATACCAAATATCAGTCATTGTTGCCATTTCGCTGCAGTTGTGAAACACTTTCATATCACTGGCAAGCTGGGCTTTGAAATCCATTAAATAGGTGTAGCCACAAACCAGCTGTCTACATCATGCGGAACGCATAAAGGTGCGGAAGACAGATTGAGAAATCTTCTTGCAGGCTTGCGCTTCGTCCATGTGTCCGGTACATACTTACCCTCAACCGTCATAAATTTGCCGTCCGGCTCTTTAATCAGTGTGATTGCTCCGTAATACATTGAATAATCAGCGTTTGTGCTTAACAGTGCCAAGCTGTCAGCTGGTACAAGTGGCTTGTCCTCCGGTGTGTCCGGTTTTGTCCAGTCGTCAAGATACCACTCGTTGTACTTGTAAATATCAAGTCCCAGTTCGTGAATGGTTCCAAGGTATGTCACACCGTTTGGAAGCTGTTTAGGCTGAATGACTGCAAGATTGTAATTTTTTACATCAAGTTGTTTCTGTACTTTTGGGTGATTTACAAACGCATTTGCAACGTCGCCACCCATAACGCAAATATCACAGTTTACAAATCCGGTCTTCTGTACGGTTTCGTGCCAGCGCTTCAAATCTGCGATAGGGTCGGAAGTGTCAGCAGTCCACTTCTTCGCTGCTGTTGTGATTTTCTCTTTGTTTGTAAAAGAAAAGTCAATCACTTCATTCACTCCGTCGCCAATGATGGGAATTTTGCCAGTAAAAATGGTCTGTACGCACATTAACTCTTCACGGCGTAAAATCATTTCTCGCAGCTCCTTGAAATCATCAGACATTTTAAGCACTGCACGTTCAGCAGGTGTTCTGCCAGAATAAAGGCTTTCACCCGGTCTGCGCTGTAAAAGGTCATCAACTGTTGTGACCTTTTCCGGTGCAACTAAAGGCGGTGTGTAGGTCTTTGTTTCATAGCCAGTGTTTGGCACTACCTTTCCGCCAATTACACGGCTGACAAACGGTGCAACCTTTCTGCTTCCTTTCTTGAAATCAACATCAACATTCTTTGTCACGAATGTTTCTTCATGTTTGAAAAATGTACTTCTGAAAAAAGTACGCACGGGCGGTAACTTCTGAACCACTCTGCCCATTGTTCGTGGTTCGTAAATAGATACTTCATTTGCCATGATTGTTTTATCCTCCTTACTTCAAAAAGATTGATACTTTTCGCAGTGTTTCTTTGATTTTTGCTAAATCTGCGCTTGCTTCAAGGTTTAATGCGTCAGCGAAAAACTCACCTGTCAAATAATATGTGACTGGTTCGCCCTTTCCTGCTGCTGCCGCAGAAATTCCGATTGCGTTCGCTTCTTTTGTTGTAGCAACCGGAATGATTTTGTTTTCGTTCTCTGTATCAACCATTACTGGTGCATATTCTTTGATTTCTGCGCCTGCAACTCCCGTTTCCGGTACTGTTGGGAAGTCGCCAGCAAAGAAATTCTTTGGCGCTGTTTCTCTCTTCTCTACTGCGTATTCACTCATTTTGCGCTACCTCCTTATTTTGTATCTGGAAACAACTTGTCAATAGCGGCATTGAACGGGTCTTTTCCGTCACCGCCTGCGTTGTCTTCCGGTGTTACGCCAGATACATTGTTTGCCCCACTGTCCTGTGCGTCCTGCTGGCGGTTCTGAATGTAAGTTCCACCCGCTTTGTTCTGCTCTGCAATGATTTTCACTGCAAGTTCCTGCGCAGAAATAGGGTTTTCAAACTTTGCGTCTGTCGCAAGTGCTGCATAGTTGCCGTTTGCCAAGTCTTCAATACCTTTAATTCTGGCACGTTCTGTGGCTGCGGCTTCGTTCTGGATTGTCGCTACTAAATCCGGGTATGCGGCTTTTAGTGCGTCAACCGTTGTGATTTTGTTTTCTGGTGCTGCCATTTCTGGTTCCTCCTTTTCTTTTGGCTTGTTGATAGGTTCTGTTGCACTATTTACTAAACTACCCGGATTTTGATTGTGCGGGCTGTTTAATAACTGGGTTGGAATACTCTTGAACATGGAAACGTCAATAGGCACTGAATTGACAACGATTTTTGAAGAGTTTTCGACAACTGTTGTGCTGTCTTCAAACATCAATTCATCACAAAAGCCGTTTTCAACGGCAATGTCGCCCGTCCACCATGTTTCATTTGACATAAGCTGTTCTATGTCCTCTGTCTTTTTGCCAGTCTTACTGGCGTATGTATTGACAATACTTTGTTTAATCACTTTCAGTTCATCAGCCATCTTCAAAAAGTCTTCTGCTCTGAAAGTGTCCCAGACTGTCATTGCGGGGTCATGTATCATAAATACACCGTTTCTGGCAATCTTGATTGTGTCGCCTGCCATAGCAATGATTGTGGCTGCGGAAGCTGCCCAGCCATCAATTTTGACTATCACTTTCGCTGAACAATCTTTCAATCTCGTAAAAATCGCATTTGCTGCGAATACATCACCGCCGCCGCTGTTAATGCGCACGATAATTTCCGGCACATCACCAAGCGCCGCAAGTTCTTGATTGAATTGCTGTGGCGTCACCCTGTCTTCCCACCATGACTGCTGGCTGCTTATTGCACCGTATAAAAGCAGTTCCGGTGGCTTGTCCCCGGCTGCCGGGATAAAGTTCCAGAATTTATTTGTTGTCACCCCGTAAGGATTGCCCGGCGTTCTGCTGTCCTGCTGCTGGTTCATTCCCGGCATTGTCTGCGGGTTCTGCTGGGGTGTTCTGTTTGTTTGTGGTTCCATTGGCAATTTTCTTCACCTCTTTCAGTTCTTTTTCTTCGTGTTTCAACTGTTCGACATTGTTATAAAAGTTGCTTCCCGTCATTTGCATTGCTTCATCACTTCTGGTGCTAAAGCCGTTTGACGCTCTCTTTTCTGCGGCTGTAACCTCTTTTACCGGGTCAAGCATACCTTTTGCAGGTCCGTTCCACTTTGCCCCGCAATATGCTTTTCTGATTGCTGGGTCAGTGAAAAAGCCCGGTGCTTTGATACGTCCTTTTGCTACCGCTTCCGTCAGCCATTCTTCGTACACTGGCTGGCAAAAGTCCGCTGATAGCCAGTCACGGTACATATTAAACATTTTCCACGCTTCTTCCAGTGCGCCTTTGCTGGCTGTATAGCTGGAATTAAAGCGCTTCACAAGTAATTCATACGGAATTTCAAGTGCTGCGCCTATCTGCTGGCATATTGCTTCCACAAAGCCGCCAAAATTAGCGTTCGGTCTTCCGGGGTTCGTGTCGTGTGCTTTCTCGCCCTCGTTTAAGTCGATAACGGCGCCCGGCGCAAGTTCAATGGTGCTTTCGTCTTCTGCGTCCACCTGCACTTCTTCCGGCAGCATACTTCCTATGGCGTCTTCTGCGCTTGCGTCTGCCTTTTCAATGAAAATGGTAAACATACCAGACACAACCGCAGCCACAAGCTCTGCGTCCGTGTATCTTCCAAGCTGTTTCAAACTTTCAATAACTGGTGCAAGGAACGGAACACCCCTGCGCTGTCCTATTCTTTCCCGGTTCATCATGTGAAGCACGTTTCTTCTTCCGGTCTTTTGTCCGTATGCTTCAACCCTCTGCCAGCTTATGTCATTGTATGCGTATGACAACGGGTGGTGGTTCGCTATGTGATACGCTATCACTTCCCCGGACTTGTCAACCTCTACACCCCCAACAATCTTGTTGTCTATGGTGTCGCAGTTGTCCGGGCTGCAAAGTCTGTCTGCTTCTATCAGCTGCACACGCAGGTCATACGGCTGGTTTATTCGTGGTTTGACTGGCAATACCGCCAGACAATCCCCAGAAATAAGCCAGTTCATAAAAGCCAACTGCTGCAACTCGTAAAAGTTGTCTATCCTTGACATATCGCAATCATTGCTTTCAGCCCAGATAGACCACTCTTTTTCAATCTTTTTTTCAAGGTTCCGGCGTTCTTCTGGTGAAATTCCCAGCGTTTCTGCGTCAATGGTCGATTTCAACCGCAGCCCACGTCCAACAATGTTGGTGCGCATGGTTTTGACTGCCCCGTTTGCCAGCGGCACGCCCATGTATAAATCACGGGTACGCTGGCGCAATACAGATACATTGTCTTCTATGTCCTCACGACTGCTACCGCCTGCATGAAGCCAGCCTGCAAGTGATTTCTTTGTGACGCTGGCGCCATAATTGCCATACCCGCTGTCCAAAATCTGCATTTTCTGCCTTGCAACCGTTCTTTTCAGTGCTGCTTGCGGTGCTATGACTGCTATTGCCTTATCAATTCCCGCTGCAATTCCCACGCTTTCACCTCCTTTATTGCATGAAAAAAGCAGCCTTTTACAGCTGCTTTCCTTGTTTTTTACTTTCTTTCAGTCTATATATTATCATTATTTTTCGGGCAATGGTGTGCAATCTTTGCCCTTTTCATGCAATTTCGGGCAATTTTTGCTTAGTACGGCTTATACCCCACGTTTTTTCCTCTTACTGGTGTTTCAACTGCTTTTTGTATATCCATTCCCCTTTTTATTCGTTCTCTTAGCGTGTCTGTTCTTATATCTGCCATTTCCGCTAATTCTGTTATTGTTTTTAATTCTCCTTTGTACTCATATTTTTTTACATTGCTTTTATTGTTTTCTTGCGTTTTCCAGTCTGTCCACCTGCAATTCTCCGGACTGTACCCTTTGTCATTGTCCATTCTGTCTATTGTCATTTTGCCTGTGTATCCATTTTCTAAAGCCCATTTTTCAAATTCTTCAAAACTTTCTTTCCATTCTTTGCATATGTAAATCCCTCTACCTCCGTATCTGTCGTATTCTATGGCATTCTCATTTCCTGTTCTATGCAAAATTCCACGCCATATTCTATATAATCTCTTTTTGCTGTTTCCATGCGTTGTAGCCCTTTTTCTTGTTTTCTCTCTTCTGATACAACCACAACTCTTTGTTTCTCCGTTACTCAATTTATCCAAACGGACTGTTGTTTTGTTCCCGCACTCGCATTGGCAATTCCACAATGCTTTTCCGTTTTTATCTGTTCCAGCAAATGAAATCACTGTAAGTCTTCCGAACTGCTGCCCTTTCAAGTCAAACTTTGCGGCGCAACCGCAGCTTTTCGTCTCTCCACTTCTTAGCCTGTCCAAGCGAACTATTGTTTTATTTCCGCACTCGCACTGGCAATGCCACAATGCTTTTCCGTTTTTATCTGTTCCAGCAAATGAAATCACTGTAAGTCTTCCGAACTTTTTTCCAGTCAAATCAATTCGTTTTGGCACTCTTTAGCACCTCCAAACCGTATTTTTCTATAATCTCTGACAGTTTTTTGTAATAATCTGCCGTTGCTTTCGTCGTCTTTAGTATTTTCTTTGCTGACGCATACCCTATCAGTTCCAGTGCGTCTGTTGGCTCTGTTGTTTTCCAAAAGTTTCTATTATCCCATGTTTGTGATATATCATTCCCTATTCTTTCCAGTATATATTCTTTCAACTGTCCACTGCAATTTTTATAAAATCTGAAATATAGTTCCATTCCCTCTGTTTGTGGCAAATAATCTGGCACAATACTATTCTGTGGAAACTCTATAATTTTTCCCATGTGCAATGCTCCTTTCAAAAATGATTGAAAGTGTCTGCAACCCGTGGTACTATATGAGTGTAGCCCATGTGGGTTGCAATGCTCTAAAGTGGCGCAATTACTTTGGTCGGTGGTGCGCCACTTTTTTATTTCTCTGACACTTCTTTATAGACCAGTTCAATTCCCCGTCTTATAACGTCTGCTTTTGACATTCCCGTTTTTTCGCAGCAATATTCCAGCTTTCCAACTTCCTTGTCTGACATTCTTATTCTTGTTTCATGCGTTTTAGGGTCATTTGTTGGTCTTCCTGTTCTGGGTGACAAATATAAAAACCCCCTTTCTTTTGGTGACACATATATAATAACTTTTGTGTCACCGTAAGTCAAGAGGTTTTTATATTTTTATAAATCCCGTGGTACAAATCGTTTTGCACGGTTCCTGCCGCCATATTTTGCCGCATTTTCAAGCGCAGTGACTTTCCCTTGCCAATATTCAATAGACTTCCTAATTTCGGTCAGATTTGCTTTCGTCATTGTTCTGCTGCCTATTGTGTAGGACTGGGCGTTTGTCACCGCCAGTTCCGCTTCCAGCCATGCGTCAAGGTGTCTTTTTGCTGTTTCCAGTGTAATTCCTGCCATTTATAATATTCCTCCACTTCTTCTTCTGCCACGTTTTACAATTTTCTTTGCTGCCGTGGCTTCTTTCTTTTTGTCCGGTTTCTTCAATGGTACATTGATAATTTCAATAGCTGCCGTTGCATAGTTCCGGCAGTCCAGCGCTTCATTTCGTTTGTGTTCGCCTTTGTCTTTCAGTTCCCATGCGAAATACGGGCGTCCCATCTTGTAGCGCATGACTTTTTTTTCTGACGTCAAGCCCTTGAAATACTTTTTGTCATATCCTTTGCTCTCCTCTTTCGGAAAATGGCAAAATCCGGGTCCCTCGTCTTCCACCTTTAGTCTGTCCATAAGCAGGCTTTTTCCGGTGTCAACGCCCAATATAAACAGATATGCGCCCTCACGGTTGTTTTTTGACGGTTTCTGGATATATGCTGCTGCGCTATCGTTTGAACCTTTAATTGCAAACACCCTGCGGCTGAACCGGGCTTTGCAGAACTTATATACTTGATTGGCTCTGTGTCCTCCACTATCTATGCAGACGCAGGACAGCTTCATTTTTGTGCCGTCCGGCTTTTCAAATGTCTGCTGTAAGAATGTGTCAAGGTCATTCCAGACTTGATTGTTAATGTCTGAATTGTCCCCGTATATTGCCGCATACTTCACGCCCCAGCTTTCATATTCTGGACCCCAGCCCACCACTTCAACTTCAAATCTGTCGTCCTGTGTATCAACTCCCGCTGTTAAGTACAGCACTTCTTCCGGTACTTCGCAGTTGTACTTCTCACGGCGTTTCAACAATTCGTCGTCTTCTATGGTTTCTCCGTCCTCTTCCCACGTCTGCCCCATTTCCGTATTGGTCCATACTTTCATTAGTTCCACATTGCCTTTTTTCATTTCTGCATTTGCAATGATAAACTTTTCAACTACTTCTTGCCATGTGGTCAGCGTTGAAGCAAGCGTGTTCAAATGGAACCCACGCACCGGGTTTTCCGGGTCTTCATGCACAAAGGTTCCGTCAACAAAATGTTCTTTCCATTCTGCTTCACTGGATATGACGCCGCACTTGCTGCAAGCGTATCTGATTTCTGTTAGGTCTTCTTTGTCAAAAATTACGTTTGACCAGACCAGCGGTTGAAGTTCTCCGCAGCATGGGCAAGGTGTGTTCCATTCTCCCCGGCTGCTGTTTTCGTATTCCACTTCTATTCTGGACGCACCTTTGACCGTCGGCGTGGAAATGTCCACCTGCTTTTTGTTCCAGAATGTAGTCTGGCGCTTTGAAGCCAATAAAAGCGGGTCGCCCTCTTTTCCGGCGCTGGCTGGGTATGCGTCTATTTCGTCCGCAAGTAATATTCTTATGGTGTGGCTTCGCAGTCCTGTTGGACTGTTTGCTCCGGCAATGGTAATGAAGCCGCCCGGAAATATCTTTTGCATGATTGTGTTACCGCTGTTTCTCGATTTCTCGTTTATCCTGTCCGCAAGTACGGGTGTATCACGCAGCATGGGTGATAGTTTTTCTTTTGAAAACTTTTCTGCCATGTCAATAGTTGGCTGTATAACCATGATTGGTGACGGGTCGTAGTGGACGTAATAGCCGATAGGGTTCAGCACCATTGCGTCAGTCTTTCCAACCTGTGCAGCTGACATTATCACCACTTTTTTGATTGTAATATCTGTTATGGCGTCCATAATCTCTTTTTGATACGGCGCCTTTGCCGTCTTCCAGCGTCCCGGCTCTGCGGAAGACCCGGCAGACAGTCTGCGGAACTTATCTGCCCACTGTGAGAGTGTCATTTCCGGCGGTGGTTGCAGTACTTTGAAAATCCGTGTAAACATATCAACTGTGTTTTTCTTCATTGTCTACACCATACCCAAACACTGTCTGAAAGTCTGAAAGTTCTTCCAGCACTTCATCAATGGCGCTTTTCAGCAGCTTAAATATTTCTGTCTGGTCCTTTTTCTTTGATAAAATGGGGCTTAACTTTGCAGGTATAGCCATAAGCCTTGTTTTGAACCTAACAAGTGTGTCTGTCATTACCTGTTCCACGTCCTCTGTGGTGTGTACCTCATTTCTGCGCAGCTGCAATTCCAGTTCTTGTGCTTCTCTTTTTGCTCTTACCAGCTTTGCACGTTCTGCGTTGTAATCTATTGCACTTTCACTTTCCGGGTTGTTTTTGCGCAAATAATTTATGTACTGGTGGTTTACGGTCTTCAAGTCGTACAGCCCCGGTCTGATTTCCGTTATAACCTTTTCGTCACGCAGCTGGCGCACTCTGCGTTCTGAAATATCCAGCCAAGCGGCAACCGCCTTTGAAGTGTACGCTTTCAAAAACCGCACCCCCTTTCTTTTGTGTCCGAATTGGTCACATTTTTTCTTTTTTAGCCCCTACCCCTTTATTTTTTACCGGGTCGGAAGCGGAAATGGAATTTTCAAAATTATATCTGGGCAGGTTTTGGGCGTCGCCGTACCCGCAGTGCTTCCAGACCTCCGGAAGAACCTATCAAACGTCGTCCACAACGTCTGTGATTTCGTCGTTTTCGGTGCTTCCATCCGGGTTAATCTCAAATTCTCCCGTTAGCTTCTGTTTGTTCAATTCAAGTTGCTTTTCTGCAAGCTGCAAGCGTCTGTCCTCTAACTCATACGCCTTGATACTGTCCAGCTGCTTGATGATACGCCCATGTAGCTTGTTTAGTTCGGCTTCCACTTTCATTGCTCTTTCAAATGGGCTGGACTTAATGACAGACTTCATGGCTGTTTTATATGTTTCACTCTTGCTGCCCTCTGGGTCTGCGCACTGCTGGTGTTCCATGCCGCAGTCCTCTTCCTGCTGTCTTTCTTCCATGCTCTTTGGTACAATCATGTGTACTATTTTATCTGTGTAAAAGCCGCCTGCTTCCGGGCTTTCATACTCTTTCAATAGGCTTTCCAGATAGGCTTTGCGCAGATACAATGCCTGCAATTCCTCCATCATTTGTGACATTGCGGATGGTGTACCCATGTTCTGTATTGCTGCCGCCTGCTCTGGGTCTATGTCTTCATAGCCTGCCTGCGCAAAG